TGAGACTCAGAACCCCAAAACGACTCGACCGCCTTAGCACGGCGGTCGATAGTTGTCGGGAGATCCTGACACTTCCGAAGAAGCAGTTCTTTCCGCTTATGGTCAGAGACCTCCACCCCGCTGTCAAGCGGGAAAACTAGCTTTTGGTAGCTACCCCCTAGCTAAGGGGGGTCCAGCCAAGCTTGTACGAAAGGATGGGGTTACGAGGGGTTACGCCGCCAGCATCACGCTGACCGACGCGGCCCCGAGAACCGTCACCCAGACCGTACAGACCTGACGCCAGCACGACATCCGGCTTCCAATGTTCCCAAGAGAGGCGCCTCACGGCGACGGCTCGGTAGGTTCGGAAGTATCGGATGGATCGTCTGCTCCTTGTCGACCAGAGGTCTGGTCGATCGTCCTGGATAACGAGATCGCCGAGGCTTTCTGGGCCGCGGCAACGCCTGATAGAGCTTGGTATAGCGTCATGGACGCGTAGCCAAGCACGAAAAGCAAAACTAAGGCCGCTAATACGGCCAACGTCGCGCTTAACCAGGCGATAAATCCCGTTACTGAGACGGATAAAGTCCTGCGGTTCACGTGGTAACTCCTTTAGGAAGTGAGGCCTAACGGCCGCACCCCTGAAGAAATCACCGCCGCAGGATTCCCGAAACCACCCAGTAGTGAAGGTTTTCTTCACGTTAGGAGTGAATCCGAGAAATCGAAGGAGGCTAATCACCTCAGGAGCTGCGTCCGTGGGGACAATCATGTCATCCCCATAAACGTAGACGTCGACGCCGGGAATACCGGCGTAAACGTCCGTGCTCTCGACTGCCGTGAGGCAGGCGACTAGAAACAGTAACGTCTCTAGCTCAAAAGTGAAACCATTGCCCATGGAGGAGAATTTCTCCAGCCGAACCCACTTCCCATCGATGGAAGTGAATTCGGACCGCAAAGAGCACAAAAGGTCGTGCCACTTGCGTGGGAGTAGCAACTTGACAAGGTTGCTACATATGGTGTCGCTGGCATTAGAGAGGTCGATCGTAGCAAAAGAGCCAGAGATACTGGCCTCACGAGCGACCCGCTCGTGAGTTGCTTGACCGTTCCTGAGATCGATGCCAACACGACGGAGACGCTCACGGATGTGGGCGCCAATGCCGAGTTGGAAGTACACGTTGATAGAGGGCTCAATACAGATCCCTCGATCCTTCGTGCAGTCCTTGGGGACCGTTGTGAAGCGGTTCCCTCGGACAAACTCAGGGCCTCTTCCGTCATTCGCACAGGCGCGAGCCCATGCAGTCCCCACCCATTCCAAAAGGTGGGGGAAGGATGACGGTGTCAGAGTAGGACGTGAAGACATTTTATCGGGTACCGTGGCGAGAGTACCCTTGTCTGCGTACGTTGCACCCGGGCCGAACCGAGCTTCCGTGAGGAAGTCCGGAACGGGACCGAGGATGCGAGCGACCTTTTTACGCATAGACCGGAGAACCCGGTCGATACGCTCGTCTCCTCCTCCGAAGAGGTAGGGAGAGAGTCGCTCGTTGGACTGATAACACTGAGACTCAGAACCCCAAAACGACTCGACCGCCTTAGCACGGCGGTCGATAGTTGTCGGGAGATCCTGACACTTCCGAAGAAGCGAAGTGACCGCGGCATCACGCCGCAGCCTATCAGCGTTATCATACAACGCGGGATCAACCTCTAAGGAGGCAAGTTGATCCCACTCCTCGTGCCGAAGCAAGATAGCGACGGTAGTCGCTCGAGGAGTAGCAGCGTCCTCGCAGAGGCGAAGGACGATCTCGCGGACATTACGTCCGACGTGACTGACCATGGCTTAACTCCTTTAAGTAGGAGCGTAGCCGGACTTCACCGAGTCCTTGATGAGCGTGGAGGCGTCCAAGTTGGCGCCCTGGCTCACGAACTCGTTGAGATCCGCGTCAGGCATGTTGATCGGGAGAGTCCAGGTGACTTCCTTGATCGCCTTGTCCTGAACGTAGGTCTTGCCGTCCGAACCCACCGTGGTGGTGGGAAAGACGTAAACCTCCTTGACGCGGCGAGCCGTCCGGGGACCGTTGCTCTCGGAAGAGAGGCGGTATTCCGGGCGGTGAGCCGCGGCCGTGCCGACGCTGTTGTTGCGCCACACGGCGGGGTTCTTGTCCCCCGAAGAGGGGACGACGGCAGTGTAAGTCACGTCCGTGGTTCCGTCGTTCTTTTTGACGACGATGTTTGCGATGCTGGGCATAAGGCTCAGTTCTCCAGGGTTTGCTCCGCTAGCGGAGACGTTGTAGAAGCAGGGCAATAGAAGTAACCGCCCTGTTGACGGACAGCCTATCCAAAGGCTGAACATAAAGCGTCGGCCCAGGTATGGGCGCAACGGTGCGGGTGTGTGTCACTGAATGAGTAAGCCCCACGAAAGGCTTGCCATCAGAAACACGCACTATGCTGCACTTAGACGTTGTGACCGTTAGATAACTATAATGCTCAAGCGAAGTGCTCAAGCCCCAGGTAGCTGTGAAGCTGCCGAGGAAGTCACCGACGTTCACCACGTAGTCGACCAAGAATGAGTATGGGATCCTCTCCCATATGATCGACAAAGGGTTCAAAAGACCCAATTGGTTGGCAAGGAAAACGTTGGGGTTGCTGACGGATACCGTCGAGGCAACACGAACGAACACAGTTTGATCCCAGTCGCGAGACCGGATCTCACTGGTGGGAGTCGTGACGAGACCCTTTTGGGATCGCGAACCCTTTCCATACACCCACTCTACAGGAGGATCACCCCCCAGTACAGCGACGGCGTTTGCCAAGTCGCCAACAAGAGGAGCCCAGCCAAAGCTGTACTCCAGAACCACACCACTCCAGTCTCGAGCGATGCGCTTGCGGTCCAGAGGCTTCGGGTTGACACCCTTGGCCTCAAGACCAGCGACGTACAATGCGTTCCTGACTTGCCCCTTGCGGAGGAAATCGAAGAACTTGTAAAGTTGGTATGCCCGCCGTTGAACCATGTCTTGCGACTTGGCAACTTCGGTGAGGGCAGTGCCCAACTCGGCTCTCGCACCGAGAGCCGCGAGGTACTTCTTATGGGCCTTGTTCCAGGCGATCGCTCTCGCGTCCGTTTGAAAGGACAGATAGCAATCGCCGGGGCGAAGGACACCAGAGGGGTCACTCGTCACGGTATACCGTTGAAAGGTATAATCATTTGGTATGTAACGCTGAGGTTTTCTCTGCGTGTACCAAATGCGCCTCTCGTAGACCCCACCCTTCTGGGTGAGGGATCCACTCGACTTGGAGAAGGGTCCAGCCACGGGAAGTGCTCCTTTTGAGAGCTCCTCCCGGAGGGCGGTCCGAACCAGTTCGAGAGAAGCGGGTGCAAAACGTCGATCATTCGGTCGACGTGGAACTGCTGGTGGCGAACCAGCAGACCAAACTCAGACTCATGCTCCCTGGTCTGGGATCAGAGGGTTGCGACCCCTCCAGACTTGGCCGCTACGCCAAAGCATGAGAGTGAGAAAACCGGACCTGACCAAGGTCCGGCGAGAGCTGTTTGATACTCGATGTGAGCAATAGAGATTGTAATACCGCGTTGACGCTCTTCAGGAGCCTTATCGATATCAGAAAATGCAGTAGCTGCATTTAGTGTTGG